AAAGCCGGGCGACGGCGCTAGCACCTGATTGACTGTTACGTATTGCTTTGCGGGCATTAGCTAACACCTACCCTTGCTGCCTGCATCATAAGCTGCCCGCTTATGTGCGCCTGCCCCGGCCCCGTAGCAATGAGCCGCAATTGCTTGGTGAGGTTCAGGAATGCGGTTACAAGGTCGCCCTGGTTTACCACGTGCACATACATCGGCTGTGAGGGCATCTCGCCGCGCTTCTTCTTGCCGAATAAGCCGCCCAGCAGCCCGCCAATAGCGCCACCAACGGGGCCGCCAATTGCAGTGCCAATCATCGGCAGCACGCCCTGCATTACGTCGCCAAACCCGCCGCCGCCTGACACCGTCCCCGCTATCACAGCGCCGTATTGCTGCATATAACGAAGGTTCTTAGCCGCTTGCGTCTCAATTACACCCTCTTCCGCTGGCACTTCCGGCCCGATAGGAATGCCAACAGGGGCTATCGCGCCCCCACCGAAATACTTTTCCGACAATGCGGCTTGCGCCTCAAGCCGCTGCATTATTTCTATAGCATCTTCGCCATATGATTGAAGGGCTTGCATTGAAGTGCCAAACAGGTTTATTGTTTCCGTTACGCCGGTTACGACCGACCCCGCCGTTTTCATCTCATCGGTAAAATAGTTAATCTGCAATGTGGTTTCCGCGCTTTCCTTCTGTATGATTTTCAGCGGGTCAATCATTTTCCTGATAGCGGTGGACGCCTTTTCCAATCCTTCAGCGGCCGCGCTTTCTTCGCCACCTTCGCCCGTGCCCATTCGCGACCCGCCGCCACCGCCTCCGCCGCCGCCGACAAATCCTGCAAGCCCGGTGCTTGGCGCGGATGCGAACTGCGGAAAGGTAAGTAGATTCTCCATTTTCCCTAATAATTCTTCCCTGGCAAACCCTGCCTGAATTGCAAATGTTTCAAATGGCGAACCCAACTTGCGGAAGCCTGCTCCTGCGCCTTTAAGCCCCACTGCTTCATGAAATTTAGCCAACCCTTCAAATGCCTTACCTATAGCCGATGATATAGTCCCCACTGCGACTATTGCCGCAACCGCTAAACTCTGGAAGCCCAATATCAAGCGTTTTATTATCCAGCCGACGCCCTGTAGTAAAGCCTCCATTACTTGAATACTATCGCGCGAGAATATTGCAATGGCTTCCTTGTTTGCTTCAATACCCATCAGCAATTCTCCCAGTTTGCCCGTGTTGCCTTCCTCGCCAATTAGGTAATTGATCGCTTCCTCAAGCCCAGGCTTAATTGCTTCCCCCATCCTAATCAATATGCGCGACCATGCATCGGCTATATTGGACATTTTCGTAACCATTAGGTCGCTTATCTTCTCAGCTAATACGCCAAAATCTTTTTCGTATAAGCCAAAGGCTTCCTGGATTACATCTCTATTTTCATCCATAACCTCCCTGATAGCCTGCGGGCTAAGGCGCGCCGCTGCAACCATCCGGCTAAGGAATATGCCCTCCTTCAGCCGCCCAAGTGTGTCAATCATCTGGCTGACCTCAACCCCCGTTACCTTTGACACGGCAGCCAATATCTCGATCTTGCCCATCATATTTTCCAAAGCCTCTGCGCTCTCAAATGTTGCCAGTTTCCATACGCGAAGCTGAATAACCGCCTGCATAATTTGGGTTACTTCAAGGGGCGTTTTGATTGCCCTTTCAAGGAAGTATTCGTAGGCTATACCTGCATCCCTGGCTGTCAGCCCAAAGCTTTCCAGCGTTAACCTGGCTTGCTCCATTTCAGCCGCCGCCTGTATGCTTCCTTTTATGATGCCGCCTATTGCGCGCGCAACGAAATAAGTGGCTGTAACAAGCGCTACACGCTGAAGCGTTGTAACCATCTTGCGCATTGTTGCATTGAGCTTTTTAGCCTCAACGTCCGCCTTTTTCATAGCGTCAGCTTGCTTTTTATACTCCAACGCTGCCCGCTTCGTCTCGGCGTTCATCAGCTTGGCCTTCGCTGACATCATCTTCGTCTCTTGCGCGAGTTTCTTGGTAGCGCCTGAAGTCTTGAGCGCCTCAGCCGCCAGCTTCTTCAGTTCAGGCGACAGATTATCCTTTGCCTTCAGGATAACTTCCAGTTCCTTCGCGCTTATACGTATTGCCATTAGCGATTGCGCATCTGCTGCATCACAGACGCGATTTTCTGTTCTTCAGCCTCCTCTTGCATTAGTTCGGCATCGATTCGCCCGAATAGGCGGATTGCCTCCACCACCACGTGCGGCTGGTCGCACATAGCGCCAGCAAAGGGCAGGAAGCCCTTTTCGTAGTCAGCATAAAAAGAGAGCAAATCCGCCATCGTATCGGGAAACTCAATTGTGCGACCTTCACATCTCAGCCCCCCGTGCCAGGGGCAGCCGTAATACGCCTTGCCGCCTACCACCAGCGGAATACTGTTGCATCGTGCAGGGCATTTGCTTACGTCTCCTGTGCAGGTGTCGCAGGCGTCATACCTGGGGCTTCGGGTGATTGCGCGAAAGGGCGGGCAGCTTCCCGCTCCTCGCCCGTCATAGCCGCCATTTCGATAATCGCCACCGCTATGCCCGCCAGATACTCCGCAAGGGCGTTTAGCGTGTCGTTCGTCACAATCTGCTGCTTTTCGCCCGACACGCGCGCCTGTGTGCGTTTGATGGCAAATGGCTGCCCTGTGTCGGGGTCGTTTGGCGGGTCTACAATATCCACCAATCCGAGGCGCACAAGGTCGCGCATCCAGCCCGTCCACATCGGCGTGGTGGCGTCCTCGGTAGTTACGGCGTTCACCACATCAGGATTGCGTTCCGCCAGCCATTGCATCTCGGTTTCCAGCAATGCGCGCACGACTACGGTCAGCTTATCGTCAGGGTTTGCGGACGAACTGACCTCAACCGTCCGCTCCTTTACTTTCCGGCTCCTCAGAGCCATAAGACACCTCCTTTAGTGCCAGTGATTTTACGTCCAGCAGATTTGCAGCCTGCCGCCAGGCTCCATTGAACCCTCAATGGCATAGCCCAGAATCTTGTCAGCATCGGTTAGCTCAACCCAGCGGTCAACCGTGAAGTCCACTGTTACCGTTGCGATATTGCCCGGCGTTGCGCCAAGCACAAGATTAAGCGCATAAACCGTATGCGTTGCAATATCAGGCGTCCACTGGTAGGTTGCGAAATCAGGCGCTTCAATCACGAAGTTTACCTGCACATTGCGGTCAACAATCTCGTGCTCAGTGTAGCCGGTTACTGCCGCTATATCGTCGCGGTCGGGAACTTCGTTGTTCAAAGCGATGTCCAGGTTACGGTAAACGAACTGCTTTGCTACACCGCCAGCGGGCGTAAGCGTGAGGGTCGCGCCAACGCCGGTCAGGGGGTCGCCCACAGTGGTGTCAAACGCGGGATGCGCGCCAATCTGCGGCGCTTCCGTAATATCAGAGCTGTCCATCGTTCCGTTGAACGCCCACTCGATTGTGGCAACATCGTTCGCCGGAAAATGGAACGTGCAATCGCCTACACTGTCGGCTAGATAGTGATACAGCCCGTCGTTATACAGCTCCATATCAACCGGATGCGTCGCGCCGCCTTCTGTGCGGTTATGGAAATTATCAGTTAGCGCGTAGCATACGCCAACGCCCGTGCTAACGTCCTTCCAGAAGCCGCAAGCGCAATACAGGTCATTGTCAATTACTAACGAGCCTAATGGCGCGCCCGGCGGCCCCGTAGTTCCCTGGAACTCCGTGCTGAACGCCAGGTCGCCATACGTGCCGCCAAACCGGTTATAATACCTGTCGGCAGCGCCCGGTATGCGCGTATCAGGCAGCGAGGGGCCGTCAAGCACACGCGCGGGCGTCCAGATAATGCGCCTGCTGTGCAGCGCCTTGCTATCACCGTTGAACGCTAGGTGGCTATACGTTTCCCATTTGCGTGGATGTGGCATTACTTATCACCTCCTTTAGGTTCATTCCAGTCATTATCGAATAGCGGATGCTTTATGCCCCGCTTGCGTAAATGCTCACGTAGCGCCGCAAGCGTGCGTTTCCTGCGGCGGGCGTGCTCGTCAGGGTCTATGCCGCCACTTAGCGGCGGGCGCACAGGCGGATGCGCCTCCTTGATAATGCGGTCTAGCCGCTCGGCTGCGCTCTGTTCCTCCGGCTGCTCGTCCGCCTCCGGCTTGTCCTCAGGTGTTGCATCAGTGGCGCTGTTGTCTAAATACGCAACATCCGAAGTAAACTCCTGAGGCTCATCCTTTATTTCAGCCTCTTCTTTTTCAACTTCGTTTAACTTCTCGTCATCCATCATAAGGGAATATCCCTCCTTAGCCGAACTTCAAATACCATATCCTTGAAATACGTTCCCGCTTCAGGGTTCAAATAGCGTGGCGCATCCTCAAGCTTCAACTTGCAGCAGATACACGTGCCGCCAATTGTCACATCAGCGTTAATCACATCCATAATGTATTCGCTGCAATACAGTGCGCTGCTGAAAGTGGGCGCGTAGACCCTTACCACCAGATCGCGCAGCCTGTCCTGGGCGTTGTGCAAGCGGTATAGCTGCTGGCTGCCCATAAACGCGAAGTCCACGAACAACCCGTTCTGCGCGGGCACGTAGCCTGCAACCTGCGGCTCGATATACGCCTCCTGCACACAGCTCAAGCCGATTAGCCGCAAGCGCAATGCGTCCAGAAACGGTTTGGTGGGATGTGTCGCTATAGCCCGATACCTCCTGGCCCCATAATGCGCGCTTCAAAGTCATCCACTGCCAGGGCAAGTGCAGGTCTGATGAATGGGCGCTCCGGTATCCTGCTGCCAGGATGGTGAACTATCCTTACGGGATGCGCCGCGCCTTCCCAGTATAGCGCCCGCTTGTTGCGCGGTCGTATATCGTGCGGGCGCGTCTGTGCGCCCAATTCGTGGGCGGCTGCATAGGCTTTCTCATTGCGTATACCCGTTACCATCGTATCACCACGCACTTGCAGCGGAATGGGGTAGTTCTCCTGCACCAATGCGCCACTCCTGACGTGTAGCCCGCTTGCCAGATACGTCTCGCGTGTAATGTAACCCTGCGCGTCAATGGGCACTTTGCGGAATTCGTCTATGATGTATTCGCGATTGCCGGTAGCGGCTGTGAGTAATATCTCCGCAAGTTTCGCGCTCAGGTTTTCCATCTTGACTGTTATCTTCTGTGCCATTAGAGTATGTGCCTGTATTTCTGGATTACACGCTCGGTGGACGTGCTGATGAGGTCGCCAAACGCCTGTATGTCCATGCCTTCCGCGCCCCTGCTGATGCTGTGCAAGCCACGCCGCGAGCGTCTGCTGCCAACACCTTCCATCCATAGCTTGTGCGCCAAGTCGCAGCAGGCATATTCCAGATCGTCTGGCACGCCGATAACGTTGGCGTAATCAGCCGCGTTTGTCTGCCAGCCGGAATCGTCATAGCCCGCATCGTATGTAATCTTGTAGCCCTGATTGCGAACCCAGCCGCCGCCATATTCGCCTACGGTTGGCGAATCGCTTTCCAGGTTATGCTGCCAGCTGCCAGCCGTCAGATAGCGGATGTATTTGTGGCCGATTGGCGCGCCTCGCAGGTAAACAGGGTCGCATAGCTCGTAACTGCCGGCACTTTCGCCGCTAACGGCATAAGTAATAGCGGCTACTAAAACTATTGGCGAACGCTGCGGATACCACCTTGCCGTGCCGTCGCCTACCCAGTATTCATCAGTATATGTCGTGAGCAGCAGTTCGCGCCCGACAAGCGCCTGAATAATGTCTGTAGCCTCAACCAGCGCCATCGTTAGCTGCGCGTCAGAAGCGCCAGCAATCTCGCCCGTAAACAGGCTGGATTTCAACAGTTCGAGCCTGCCGAGTGCCACTAGCCGTCATCCTCCTGCTTCTTGCGCGGTCTGCCACGCTTACGCCTGGGTTTCAGTTGCGCCTCAGCAGCACGCTTGGACTTGGGCTGTTCACCTTCGGCAGGGTCTGCGCCCTCGTGTTCATCAGGTTCGGTTTTCACATCACGCGGCGGCACAGCCAGCCGTGCGGGGCTGATAGCGCCTACCCGCGCACTGATGTTCCGCACGCCATTTCTTGCGCCTGCACCCTTCACAACCTCATGCCCGAAACGGTAGGTTACGCCGTCAAGTTTCACGTCACCTTCACTTAGCGCAACCTCAGTTGCCGTTACACGCACACCAGGCACGCGCAGTAGCTCGACAAGCTCCTTTTGATACATACGCACAGTTTCCTTTGCCCTGAACCCGTCAAAAGGCACTTCAAACCGCACGTCATATACCTTCATACCAGGATACACCTTCAAATTGCGCGCTTCCGTGCAATGGCGCGGAGGCTTCATCTTACCCCATGTTTCTGCTGTCATCGCAGCCATATTCATCTCCTCAAATAATATTGCCAGGGCGGGGCAAGGGGGTTAACCCCGCCCCGGCTCGCCACCACTAAGGGGATAGCTGCCTATTCGTGAACATTGGTTAGAACGCTTGAGCTGTTGCGGTCTATCATGTTCGCATCGTAACGCTCCTCAAACCGCCACAGGTGGTAGTTGTCCTGGAACGCCTTGATGGTCTTAGAGCCAAACACCACAGTCGCACTATCGGAATAGCTGACCTTGAACCCCTCGCCCGGCTTCCTGAAGAATACGTAGTTATACGGGTCGATGAAGTAGATGTTACTTACACCCTGACCCGGCGACGTAGCTCCAGCAGGCAGGAAGTTGTTGACGTAGATCGGGCGTCCAAACGGCGTTGGGTTCACGCCACTGTCGAATACGCGCCACAGGTAGCTGCCCTGCCCCGCTGCCGCGCCCGCATTGTCCTGAAGATTACAAATCAGCGTCAATGCCGCGTCATTCATAATCCACACGTTGCGGTTGCGGTAGTTCTGGATAACAGCACGATTGCACCGCTTCACATCGCGCTCCACCAGGCTTGCGCCCGCCTGCGCGATTGTGTTGCTTGCAAGGAACGCTATTGCGCCCAAGCCCGTCGGCTGCCCGACGCCCGTTCCGGTTGCAACGTGCTGCCATATCCACTGGTTACGGCTGCGTGCAGCAACCTCGACGATATATGCGCCCAGGTTGATAACACTGTCAGCCAGAAGCTCATCAGTTACAGCACAGATACCCGCGTATTTGTGCAGCGCCCAGTTGAGCGACGTGCCATCCGGCTCGACTTCCGGCTTGGCTGCCGCCTCGCCAACCCAGCCGTAGCTGAATAGCGAAGTCTCCCAGTCATAGTTGCCGGATGCCTGGGATACCGGAATCGTGCGGAAGATGTTGTGGTAAGTGCCTTCATCCTCCATACGCTGGTAAGTCTCCAGGTTTTCGAAATATACCCAGAGCGAGCCAACACCAAAGCCTGAGTTCAGCTCCTTCAGTATGCCCTGGTCTTCGCCCACGCCCTCGGCGGCATTGCGAAATTCCCGCTTGGACATTACGTTCTTGGCATATTCCGTAGCCAGCCGCACGCATTCACGCTGCTTCTCGCGGTCTTTGGTCGCCACAGCAAGCGCCCATTCGCCTACAAGCGCAAAGTATGCCTTCTCCTCAGTGGTATACTCGTAGCGCGTGCTCTTGCGCAGGTCGCCATAACCCGGCTCCGGCATTACGAACCGCTCGTTGCGCACCGACCTCTCATCGCCGTCAAGGAATATCGGCGCAGGCGTGCTTTCCTGCCCCCAATACACCTTTTTGCTGGTGAGCTGCCGCTCAGTGACCAGCTCACGCTCCAGCGCCTTCTGAATAGCAAAGGGCGCAGCAGGCTTGACCGATACATCCTTCGTCTCCGTCTTGCTCTCGCCCGGAGTGATGATGTAGGTCTTGCTCTCCTGGCTCTCAGGCTTCAGTTCAGCCGCCAGCGCGTCTACCTTCTCGATAACCGGCTTCACCAGGTCGGTAAGCTCCTCATTGACGATTTGCTTTACCTCCAGCGGGTCGCTTACCGTTTCCTCGGTTTCCTCGGTTTTCTCGTCCTTCTTTTCCTTTTCGTCCATTACATATCACCTCCTGAATGTATGTAATGTATTGAGTGTATTTAGCAGTTGCCGAACTACCGCCTTGCCCACCTTAGATGCATACTCGCGTATGGTCTCCTTAGTTAGCAGCTTGGTCTCCTGCCCCTCGCTAAAAAGAATGGCTTTGCCAATGTTGGGATGCGCCTTATACCACGCCTGCGCTTTCGCCTTCGTCCACGCAGGCTTGGGGAATATCAGGCTTTGCAGTTTCGTCTTGCCGCCCTTCTTTAGCGGCCCCACCGTCGCCTTTACGACCGGCGCTTTCTTCTGCAATGTTATCGTGCGCAGCCGCACGAACAGGTTAGGGTCGCGCAGCCGGTAGCGGATGGACGTATCAGTTTCGTCCCAGCCGGGCTTGGTGGTTTCAGCCGTGCTTGTAGCACTTTTGCCCACAATTGTAGCACTTTCGCCTACATCCTGTTTGATACCCGCCCGTGTTCGCTCATCAGCAAACGTGCAAACGAGACTACCGTCGGCCAGCGCCTTGCAGACCGTTGGGAATTCAGCACTACGCGCCTGAATAGCAGCATCCAGGTTGGCAGGGATGGACACGACACTTATTTCTATCAACTTGTTGTTGCGAAAGGTCATACCCTCATCTTCCTTCTCGCTACGTTCCGTTTCGCCCGGCCTGAAGCGATGTGAAGCATATGTGAGTATGCCTTCCTCAATAAGCGTCTTTATCTCCTGCGCAAATGCGGTCTGTGAAACCCGTGCCTTGAATCGTGACTTGCGCGAGCCTAGCTTTATTTCCATAATGCGACCTATAAGGTAGTCGGTATTATGGTTGAATAACAGCACCGGATTGCGCTCAATCTCGCTTAGGTCAAAGTCCTGCTCCACCACATCGCCTTCACGGTCGCGCTTACTGGAGCTAAAAACCCCGCTGATAATGCCATATGGGGCATCCTCGGACTTCTCAATCGCAAGTCCGCTTTCCATTGATTTGATTACCATATTTTCGCTCATTAACTGTTCATCCTCCTTACGGGCGCTTCGTGGCAGCGGCAGTTGCAATCCTCACCTGGCACGCCCGTCAAGCGCGGCCCCATTGCCGAAATACCCGCTATATTGGGATACGGCTCGCCTGTAGCCGCAACCTTGCCGCTTATACTGTTATGGAAATCCGTGTTGCGGTGATCTGGCCACGTTACCCATTCGCGCCCCTCCATACCCGCCAGCCGCCAGCCATCCTGCTGCGCAAGCGTAACAGCCCGCCCCGCTTCCGTGCGTGCAATTGTGGCAGCCCGTGCGGGCGTCATATCAACGAATAGCTCCTTTATCCGCCTGCCCATCTCATCACGCCCAATACCCTCAGCCATACCCTGCTGCAATAGCTCACGCAGCTTCTCCGCTGTGGTGCTGTTGATTAACTTGCTGCGCTCCTCAAGCCCCTTGCCCACAAGCTGCACAGCCCGCACACGCTCGTATATTGCCGTGCCACCTACCTGCTCTATCGCCTCACTGCCGAAATGCATCGTCATAGCGATTAGCGTTGCAAGCACAGCCTCGCTGTAATATTCATCCTCCTTCTGCAATTCCTGCATAATGGCGTCCGCATCAGCCTGCCGCAAGTCCTTGCGCGTCCGCAGCGCCTTCAGGATGCGCCCTGACTGCTGAATGAAATACGTTGTTAGCTTCTCCTCCATCAGCCGTATCCAGGGTTCACGCTGCCGGTCTGCGGCAACCACATACGCATCCCGCTGTGCCTTGCTGGGCAATACAGAGCCGGGGAAGTCTGACGCGGCTGCCGCTGCTTCCCCGACCATCGGCTCTGTATCTGTTTCTGTCATTGCGGCTTGCGGCTCTTCCTCTGGCTCATTGGACGATGGTGATGGAGGTTGTGGCGATGGTTCTGGTGGCTCGACGCCCACAGGTTTCTCGCCAGGGGCGTCCTCGACTAATCTCATCTCACGGAAGAGCCGCTCGCCTGCGCCGTCGGGTAGTGGCTCATCCCCGAATTCGGCGCGCATTTCGTCAGCCGTGTATACAGCCATTGGTATACCAGCCTTGTATTTCTCCAGCTCGAATTCCTTGTCAATGGGAATATCAACGTCAATATCAATGTCTACCTCTAGCGGCAGCCCGAACTTGGGCAGCACGAACGCCTCCAGCGCATCCCCGAACATCCGCGCCAGCTTCTTTACAGTCTGCGTCTTGAACACGTATTCCATACTTTCCATTATGGAGCGGTTGGCATTCTCCACGTAGCCAAACATCTGCTCAGGTACGCCGAATATCGCCGCTATCCGCTTGCGAGCATCCGCACGCCCCGCAAGGAACATAAACTGATCCTGTGCAACGTTCACCACCTCGCACTCCAGCCCGCCAGCTAAAACTATCATATTGCCAGCCCTGTCCTTGCCCCTTAGCTGCGCGTTCCACTTGTGGATTGCTTCCTCAATCTGGTCGCTCGTTAGCTGGACTTTGGACTTCAGGATAATCGGCGGGATGGACTTGTTTTTCAGGAAGCCATACGTGCTTTGCGCCATTATGTTGTCAAGGTCTACGTCCAGCGCCGCACGCATTAGCACGCTATAGCCGTATATCGTATCGTATGGGTCTGGATACTTCAGATGCGCCACTTCATTTGGCTTCATCATAATCCCAGCCTGCCCCGGCTTGGTATACTTCCAGCCCGCTATCTTACCCGCCTCGGTAAGCATAACCTCCATCCACTCACTGCGTAAAAGCGTTATCTCCTGCACGCGCCCCATCCTGTCATAGCCAAACCACCAGTATGCATTGCCTAGCTGGTCAAGGATGATGCTGGTATTGCGTATCAGCTCATATTGCGACGTGAACTCATTCGGGCGCTTGAATACCCTGTAGAACTGCTGCGCCTCAGCAGTGCCCTCAAACGGCTCACCATTGTGCACCAGCGAATAATCAGCCATTGCCAGCGCATCAGCGCGCTTCTCCTCCAGCACATATACCAGCCCGTGCAGCGCCTTCTTAATCTCTGTATAGTTGGTGGCTTTCATCGAGGCTTCATATTGCTCCAGCCCGATAATCTGTATCAGCCCGGCAGATGCCTTCACAACCGGCTCCGGCACGTCCACCTTGTTGCCCTTGCGCTGCCTCAGCCACGTGGACGGCGCATACCATACCCGCTCTGTTGCCTGTGCGCTATCCAATGCCGAAACTCAACCTCCCGCCCGCCGCCAAACGCTGCTGGTAGCCGTATTCGCTAAGGCATTCGGCGTATACCTCATCGTCGTGGAAGCCCTCTGGCGCTTCATAGCGGATACGCCCGCTTTTGGTCATTGAGAATTCAAATATGTCCATCTCGCTCAACAGGTTGTCATCCGCCTTCAGGAACGCTATCTCGCCCTCTGCAATCGCAAGCGTTAGCCCGTTTATCAACACCTGCTTGCTGTCGCTGGTGAACTTGTAGCCCTCGCAATTTACCCCCCGCTGCAATAGCTGGTCGAACACGGGGTCGCCAACCCCTGTGCTGTCCAGATACATAACGGCGTGGTTGTATGCCTCACTTACCGCCGCTATGCGTGCAATGATGTAGTTATAGTCCTTGCCGGTGAACCGCTCACGATACCACGTGGAATGGTCAGTGCCCTTTATGCGAATAACGGTATAATCACGCACTTTTGCGATGTCCACGCCGCCTACATAGCTCATACCGGCTTCCGGCTTGCGTGCGTAAACGTCCTCGCCAATCTCGTCAGCCTCAACCGTTGCCAGCTTGCGATGCCCCATAAACACGCCCGCCGCCTCGTCAAGGAACTCTGCACCCACTTCCTGCCGGAACGCCATACTGTCCTTGCCGCCCAAGTCTTCAGCCAGCATATCTACCGCTTCAGTGGTTATGCGCGGGCTTGTCCAGCTGGGATAGTGAAAGCTCTTGTAGCGCGGCTCATTCGGGTCGTTGCCCTTGCAGAATAGCCTGTATGTCCAGTGCGTCTTGCCTTTGGGCGTGGTGATTATCAATATGCGTCCGTCAACGTCAAGCGTGCGCGGCAGTATGTATTCACGCCATACGTCCTCACTGATGCGTGCGGCTTCCTCGACCACGTGGAATGGATGTGAACGCCCCAGCATACTATCAGGGCTTTCAGCACTGCGCATATCAATCTTTGCGCCGTTTATCAGCTCCCACTCGTGGTCAACCTTGTTATGCCGCCTTATCAGCTCATACGGCAGCTCACGCGCAAGCTCGTCCTCCGCGATCTTGCTCAACTTGTAATTCGGAACTGTCCACCTCAGCACGTCCTGTGGGTTGCGGCTCGCGCCCGTCTCAATTGCTGTATCTATCAGCCGGTCAGCTGCTGTGCGGCTCTTGCCCCAGCGTATGCCGCATACCGCTATCGTTATCTTCGCCGGGCAGCGGTATATCTCCTGCTGCGCTGGAAATAACGTTCGCCGGACTGTAATCGTGCTGTAATCACGCGCTGCCTCCACTAAGCCGTTGCCCCCACTTCGCTGTTTTCGTCCACATCGTCCACAACGGCAAATCCCTCGTGCCTGATAACTATCTCCCCTATGTGCCGCTGCTCAACCTCTGTGCGCCCGTATGTATGGCTGTAGGCATGCTCCAGTATCCACTGGGCTGCCCTGTAGTCTTTCGGTGCTGCCTGCTCTATAATCTCCAGTAGCCGCCGCTCTCCTTCTGCACGCGCGCGCGATATGGCTAGCGCCAATTCCTGGTATAGCGTGCCGTCCTCATCCGCGCGTTGCATCCAGCTATTGAATGTGTTAGTGCGGATACCACAAGCCTGTGCAGCGTGGGACATTGGCATACCGAGCGATACGCCCTTGCAGATAGCCTCGATTATCCCCGGTGTTAGCTTGCTCTGCCTGCCCCGCTTGCGTTTTGGCGCGTTGCCGCTACGCTTATTGTGCGTAGCTGCGTCCCCCTTCGGACTGGGCTTGTTGTCCGGCAACTGCTATTAGTATACCACAGAACGAGGGGTCATACAACTAGCGCAGAGGGTGTTTCCGCAAATGCGCTTGGAGTGCCTTGTAGCGTTCCTTGTTGCGTGCGCGCTGAAGTGCCTTGCGGCATTCTGCCGTCCGTGTGCATATTTGATGCTTACCATACGTGGGACGCTTGCAAATGAGACAGGGCTTGTATTCAACATGATTGGTCTTGGGTGGTGGCGCTTTGGGTTCTGCATCAACCAGAATGTAGCGGCGATAGAAATGCGGATTGAGCTTCAGTAATCCGCGTTCCAACGCAGTGCGCAAAATGTTTCCGCACTGCGCCCGCGATAATCCCATTTCTTTTGCAAGGTCTGTAGCTCGTATGCCATAAGGATATTTCGGCATCAACGCGGCAATCAGTTCGCTTCGGTCAATCTGGCGAATAGTAGTAATGTGACAACCGCGCGCCTTCCGCTTTCCTTCAAACAAGCTCTTAGTTGTAGTTATCAAGCGTGCTATTAGTCCCACCATTGCCTCCAGTCGATTTTACCACAAAACGCGCAAATATGCAACGGGCTATGGGGAATGCAGTCTCCGTATCATTGTATCATATCATTGAATAATTCCAAAGCCCGCTCGCCCACAGCCCAGGGTTCAAGCGCCTGCTCCAGGCTCTTCCCCTTCGCAATACTCGTGGAGAGCATTATCGCCGCGTATAGCGTGCAATCCGCGAAGTTGTCAGGGTCTAGCCCGGCTGCCCGCACAGCGTTGAAATGTATCGGATGCAATTGTAGTAACCCCCGCTCGCCCGCATCGCCCACAGCATCAGGGTCAAACGTGCTTTCATATCGCGCGATTGCAAGGAGTAGCTTGTAGTTTGCAGGCTCGCTCAGGTTCGCGTTGTAGCTGGCGAATACCAGCTCCTTTGCCACCGCCCGCGCGTCCACTTCGGCGTTTATCGAGTGAATGAATTGCTCCGCCAGCAGGATTTTGCCGTTCATCACAGGATCGGGCGGTGTTGTGATTGAGAATATCAGTAATGCAAGTAAGAATAACCTCATTCCGTCACCTCAAACAGTGGTGTGTCGCGGCTTTCCGCTTCCCATTGCAGCTTCACCGCGTCGTATTCCTTGCCGCGTTGTTTCGCCCACCATTCCTCGCGGGCTACTGCAATCGCGTGGTATTCCGGCTCCTTCTCGATACCGATAGCCTCACGCCCAAGCCAGCGGGCGGCGGCGCAAGTAGTGCCCGAACCGCATAGCGGGTCGAGTATGATTTGCCCCTCGCGGGTAACAAGCTCAATCAGCCAGCGCATCAGGCGGATGGGCTTAATAGTTGGATGCGGATTGCGGGCTTCGGCTTCGTAATGATAATCCGGCTGTGTGTGAGGGCGTGCCCCGTTGTTACCAAAGTTTGAACCTTTGATAATCGCGTGCCTTCTGTCCAGCCCCGCTTCCCGTTCCCACCGTGTAGCCTTCGCCGTGTATTTGAAGCGGGGAAAGAAGCGGGATGCGCCCGCGTCCGGTTCGTCTATCACGTCAGTAGTCTCATACCCAGTGGGCTTACCCTTGTTGTCGAATACCCGTGCGCCGTCCGTGCGGTTGCGAACAAAGCCGCCCTTCTCAACGCCACTCTGCTCGTCCACCATCGCCGCAGCATACTCGTCCAGCAGCAGGTTCGGGGGGAAGCGACCATCCCCTGATTGCTCTATGCGTTCGCGTCCAAGCTCATAAAGCCCAGCGGGTGAACTGCCAGTAGCGCCACGTGACCAGCTATCCCCCGTCTCCACTCTGCACGCATCAGCATTGAACGCCCCCACGCCGTATTTCAGCACATTGGCGGTAATGCTACCCTCACAGGGCTTGCGGGCGAGCAGGATTGGCTCATATGCGGGCTTCAAGCCCCCCACCTTCCAGCCATCCCATTCGCGGGCGAGGTCGGTGGCGGGGGCGGTGATGGGTATTTCGACGGAACGTGAGCCGCCGACAGTGTGGCGTCGCCTCTCCCCTGGGACAGCAATGCCTGCTTTGCCTCGCCCCACCACTTCCCGCTCGGCTTCTTCTAGTGTGGCAAACGGCAAATCCATAACCGCGCACAGCGTGTTGAACTCATCTACTGTTGGCAGGTTATAACCAAGCTCCCAATTCGCCACACAGCCAGTCAAGCCGCCCGTTTTACTGGGGAAGTGCTTTGCAAGTTCCTTCTGTGTAATACCGCGCCGTTTGCGTTCTTCACGCAGCCACGCGCCAAACCAGCTAATGTCAACGCCACCGCGCTTATCAATCAGCGCGCCCAAGTCCTGCGCTTTGGGGAAGCCCGCTCCGTAGAGCCAGAGCAAAGTGTTTTTCACCTCAAAGCCCACATCCTCTGCCGCGCATACCAGCCGATGATAGGTGCGCGTGCCCCCGAAGGCTAGTAGCGCTGCGCCTGGCATCATCACGCGGTAGCACTCGGCGAGCCATTCCATATTCCATTTCTGATAGGGCGAACCGCCTAAGTCTTTTTCAACGCTTCCCTGCGGAAACTTCTTTGCATCGCCGCCAAACACGTCCCACGCTTTGCCCATCATGCCGAGTGCGTATGGCGGGTCTACTATCACCGCGTGGACACTGGCAGGCTCTAGCCCGCGCATCACTTCAACACAGTCGCCCAGGTGTATCACGATACGGTTACCCGTCCTCCTGCTGGTCACGCGCCAAGCCTAACGCAAGTTCGTTTACGCCTTTGTTATCAGAACTATCGGGCTGTTTTGTTACGCTAACTACTAGCGCGTTGTCCTCTGCCCTCGTGATAGCCATAGAGCCTTGCGCGGAGTATTTCGCGGCGAGCTTGATAAACTTCTCTTTCCATTCGCGGGCTTGGGCGATGGCGGCACGCTTCGCCGCCGTCTCGCGTGTGTGGTCTAGCGCGGCTTCCAGTTGTGCGTCCTGCCACCAATTCACTTCATCCCGCAATTCCTTCACCTGTTTGGCGAAGCGGCGTGTGCGGTCGCGGGCTAGTTCTTCCCAGAACCTTGCCTCCATATACCACCACCACCAAAGTGCCAATGCCACCAGAAGTGCAGCAGGGAGTATAATGACTGCCATTATGAGTATGCTAATCATCGTTCGTCTCCTGTAATATCACCTGCATTTTGCGGCTCAATCTTGCCCCATTCGCGCCTGTCCTCAAGGTAGATCGTGCGGTGGCTGCTGATGCCGTAATGCGGATGAATTTCATAATACTCCTGGCTGGGGCAATTGCCCTTCTTTAGCACGTCTACGCTGAAATCATCGCTGCCCGCCCAGTTCCCGTTCATCAGGCAATTGCCGAATAAAGCGGGGTCGTGGTGATGCCCCACAAGGTAGCCGTGCACAATTGCGTTTACCAGCCGCTGAATACGCCCTGCTGCACGCTCCATCCCGTAGTATGGGATGCCGCCCCAACTGCGTATTTTATCGCCGTGCTCCATAAAGAAATTCCATCCTGCTATCTGCCAGAATAGCCACATTCCCTTTGGCTGGTCAAACTTGATATTGGATACATTCGCCAGCCGTTCGCGCAGCATAAGGAATATCATATAGTCCCAGTAGTCCGTCCAGTGGTCAACGCCCTTTAGCGGGCTGATGCGTGTGTGGTTGCCCATCGCACAGCCGATGATAACCTCAGGCACAATGCCCGCAATCGCAATGAAGTAGTCAGATAGATACTGCACCGCAATCCATACCTGCTCAATTATGCCCCGTGCACGCGGGTCAAGGTTCTTCGACTGCCCCCGGTAAATGCCCTTGCCGTCCACCATATCACCAAGCATCGGATGCCATAGCCGCCTGATACTTGGGCGCTCAATGTTGATTATCGCCGTAATGTGCTGCCGGTATTTTGCGATGCGCTTACCAAGTATCTCAATGTCAAAGCCACCAAGCCCGCCCGTATCATCCCACCTTACCAGTTTACCGGCGTGCATATCACTAAGCGGCGCGAGTATGTCTATCTCCGCGCCCTTTGGCACTGGCGGCGCAGGCGGTAGTTTCGCCTTCGGAATAGCCTCAATACTGGAACTTAGCATTTCGTATATCGTCTCCACAATGCCCTGCTTATGCTCCCGCTCACGCTCCATCGCACGATCTGACGCTGCCATAACACGCTCGCCCGGTGTCTGCTGTGGCGCTGCCTCAAGCCCGTATCTGTAGCCAGCCGCCGCCCATCCGTATGCCTTGCAGCTATACGCATCCAGACCCAGCTCACGCCCAACACTGAGCCACGAACGCTCAGGGTCGTCATTCATTGCCTTGATAAATGCATCCAGCGTATCAGTTTCAAATTGTTTCTTTCGCATTGGCATAGCGGATTATCGGTGAAACTCCTTGTGTTGTTTTTTCATCTAATCGGCTTCTCCTTCATCTTTTGCCGCATCGCCTCAATATTGCGCTGCCGCTGCTCCTCGGAAATAACAGGCTTTCGCTTGCGCTGCTCTACGTGTTCCTCAACCGCCCGCGCGTGCTGCTCCTCAGCAACTGCCGGGCTGCGCTGGTATGCCTCCCAGACCTTCTCGAACTTGATTGCATCGCCGCTCACTTTCGCCCTGCCAAGCGGCGCAAACCCCTTCACGTTCGTTCCCCAGAAATCATCGTGAACCGCCCATCGGATGCAATTGATAATATCGTGGATGCTGTATTGCTTGCGCAAACGCTTCCATACCTGTATTTCCGCCTTTGTTGGCTTGCGTTTCTCGCCTCTTATCGTTTTGATAGCTAAAGCGAGCGCCGCAAGCTCAGCTTGCGGCAAGGGTGGCTTTGCACCCTCTTTTAATTCTTCTCTATTCTTATCTAATCTCTTCTTAACGCTAACATTGCTAACATTTGCTAACTTTTCAGCCCTGCGCTTCTCTTTCATATATGCTGCGGATTGCGCCCGCCGGAAATCTGACCTCAATTTGGCGGCGTAAAACTCATAATTCACGATGCGCCAGACGTTCCTGCCCTCGGCTATTACACGCCGCCCGTCCTCGGCTTCTGTGGTGCTGTTTGGGTCTGGCGATTGGAGCACTTCCATTGCGCGTCTCGTGCGCTCCAGTGGCGTGAACTTACCGAGTGGCTTTAGGTTTACGTAGCGGCTGATAGCCTCAATAGTGGCTTTCACCTTGCCGTCCCGCCGCCCCTTGTTCGCCATACTCATCAGCCCCAGAAATACCAGCCGCGTTCCCTCATCCTCCTCGCTGATGGTGGAGGTGAAGAAGCTATCAAACACCGGAAACCATAAATCCATCTACATCATCTCCCGTTAGCAGAATTGCTAACATTATACCATTTGCAAGGTTGTGCAGGTGTGTGTAGCATTATGTGTTTTCGTTGCTGTTGCAACCCAATTCCTCGCGCAATTCCGCAATCAGTTTTTCCAGCGACCGGATGCGCTTGTCGGCGGACTGGTTGTATTTTCGCTTCTTTCGTATAGCCTCAGCAAGTGCATTCTCCGCCGCCTGTAGCTGCATTAGCTTGTGTTCAGGTGCTGTTACCCCGGTTATTTTGCTTTTGCGTTTAGCCATTGTGCCTCCAAAATATAAGGGGCGGGCAAACCTCAGGAGACATTACAACACCCGCCCCCGTTCTGGTTTTCACGCGCCGCTCTTTCAGTCAGGTAGAATACGGCGGCGCTTATATTTTCAAGCGGGCTGGGAGCACTGATTATAGTAAACTTCACCATAAAATACAATACGGCTCCCAGCCCAGTCCAGAAGGTTGGTGTCGTGAAAACCAACCAGAGAACAGTGCCGTCATTTTCTGTCCGACGGCAGGACGGATTGATTAGGTAATTCATCCACCCAGCGCACGACCCTGAATGGCTCGGCGGCAAGGTTGTTGGGTAGCTCATAGAAACGCCTGTCAAACGCCGCAGGGCTGCGCCAGTGGGGATATTCCCGCATTTCCGACTTGTAACACGCAAGGGCGCGTTTTGCCGCCCACACGTGGTCTGCGTGCAGCCTTACCCAGAAGTTAGGCTCAAAGGGATGCCCTTCCAGCGCGTATGGTATTGGGCGGGTCATCAGCACGCGCGGGCAATCGCGGAAGGCGGTCATCGCAGCACGCGCGGTTATCTGGTGGTCAAGGTTCAGATCGTGCAGGTAATGGGTTATGAGCAGGTCTAGCTTGTAGTCTTCCAATTCCGTTAAAGCTTCAAGCCAGCGCGTTATATCAAGTAGCGCGATATTATCTAACATTTGGTCTGTGAAGTGGCAATTTAGCGTAAGGTCATGCACGCCCAATGCCGCTAACGCTTCAGTGAACTCATCGTCAATGCAGCGCCCAGATGTTGCAAAAAATACATTGACGTGATGCCCAGCCTCAGCATAGCGCGCAATCGTGCCACCAGCGCCCAGCACTTCATCATCGGGATGCGCGAATACCGCCATTATGTTCATTGTGTATCTCCTTACAGCCAAAGAAATGCTCAATCGCTTTCATGCAATCTGGAAGCCTTTTGAATGCTTTTGTTTCGAGAGTAGTTATTTCGGGGGCATCTATATGAAATTCATTTGCTAGATAATCATGTGCAAGGATTTTGGCTCTATAACCCCGCTTCCGCCCTGTCCATATTTCAATACGGGCAAGAACAATAGTTCGGCTTAATCCACGCCTTCCTATTTGGCATTCCAGTTGAACCCAACAGTTATCACTCGAAGTATCACCGGGGCCATTGCCAGCCCAAAATAACCAGTTACCAAAATCATCTTTATAATGCTTCCTGCACCCCCAAATATCATCTAATAATTTATCGCTTGGTTTCATCATTGCTGCCTCCCAAGTTTATCGCCAGCCTTCATCCCCCATTTCATTGCCAGCTCATACGCGGGTATCACTTCGCCGTCCTGCGTTTCGCTGGCGGTCAGGAGTATGTCATTCTCGCCCATTATGATTGCGCCACCTATTTCATCGAAGGCAAGTATTTCGCCTTCATTGAAATGCGCCAAGTTGTGGTCGCTATTCACTATCTCATCGGCTTTCCATATCCAGAACTTCCTGCCCTTCCAGTATGTGAATGCGCCCGGATAGGGCTTGGTGAGGGCGCGTATCAAGCGCAGTGGCTGGTCAGTCCAATCAATCTCGCCCATCTCCGGCGTGCGCTTCTCCCACCATTCGCCGTCGCCTTCCTGTTTGCGGCGGGGCGCTGTGCCTGCCAGTAGCCCGTCTAGATGCTCGTCCAGCAGCGCGATGATAGCCTTCGTATGCTTCTCATAAAGCGTGCCTGCATCGTCCTTGTAGCCCACGTAGAAGCCCTTAGATGCGATTATGTCGCCACTATCAGCCTTCTCGTCAGCGTAGAACATCGTCATTTCCGTGTAGCCCAGATCGTGCAGGATGGTATGCGGGATGGGCGCACGCCCGCGGTAGTCCGGCAGCTTTGCGGCGTGGAAACATACCGTGCCACGTGGCGGGATTGCCAGCACTTCGGGCGGTATGAGGCTCGACCAGCCGACAACAAGGATAAGGTCGGGTTTGCTGGATTTGATTGCATCCACACTGTAGGGAATAATCGCGCCGTCTATATTGCAAGGCGGCAGCCTGTAATCGCATATCCCTTTGGCATCATCAGGCGCAAGCGTCGCATATATTACATCCTTGTCGAAAGCTAATTGCGGCATCGCCAGAATCCGCGTAGCCATTTGCGTTGCCCCGATGAATAGTATGCGGCTCATAACATCACCTCCACTTCCCGTATCCGCTGCACCATCTCCGTGAACTCAGCCGGATTCAGTGAGCAGGAATAATCAGGATGGTCAGGGTTGCCCGGTTCTAGCCGGAAGTGCTTCTCTATCAGAGTAGCCCCAAGCGCAACGGCGGCTATGGGCGCGGTTATGCCAACGGTATGGTCGGAATAGCCGACATCGCAAGTCTCTTTGATTTTCTTTATTTCTCCTAATGCGGCCTCATTCGGCGGCGTTGGATATTGCGATACGCAGTGAAAGAAAGTTAGCCTATCAACCGGAAGTGCGCTATCGGTCATAATTATCACCCTTCCGGGCTTGACCATGCCAAGAGATATGTATACAGGTTTGCCCTGCTCTATGATATATGTTACCAACTTAGGGTCATCACGCAATGTTCGGCTTGCCACCTTGTGGCGCTGCACGCCTATATCAGTGAGCAAGTCTACCGCCCATCGGTCAAACGCGGATGCCATAAACTCTATGCCCTTGCTGTAGCAATGGGCGGCGATCTGCCGCCAGCCGCTTTCGGTGAAGCGGCGCTCTAGGAAAAACGCCGCCAGCTCAGGCGGTTCATCCTTACGCAGGAAGCCCGCATCCCTGTAACACTGAAACTTCACAGCATCAGCGCCCGTTTCGGCAGCGGCGTCAATATGGCGCTTGGCAAGCTCAAGTAAGCCGTCGTGCGCCGTTCCTACTTCGGCAATTATGAATGTATTAGTCATCGTTCATCTCCTGTAGGCATCTTCTCCAGCTTGCGCTTGGCGGCTTCTAGCTGCCTTTTGGCGGCGGCTACCTTTTTCTCCTGCTTTTCCCGCGCTTCACGTATAGCGACCCTATCATAGGGTTTCCCCATCCCCGTGCCGCCACATTCGTCGCAAGCCACTCGTTCGCCCATCCGGTCAAAGTTATTGCCTGAACCGTAGCACTTCATACAAAGTTTCCGTCCACACACGGAACACTCCCTTTCCCTGCCCGCGATACCCCGCGAACCCAGAAAACAGAGGTGCATTGCGCCACAGACACAGCGCCAGATTTCCACGTGGCGCGTGGAAAGAACCTTGAACTTCACGTTCTGTAGGCTGTCAAAGAGGGCTTCCACTTCGCCAGCGATTTCTTCCCTTTTGATGGGCTTGTTGTATGAGCCGTCCCAGTATGGCTGTTTTGTTTTAGTCATCGTCTACCCCCAGAAGACGCGCCAGTTCATCAGGATAGATTTCCGCCAGCATCAATGACGGCGCGAACTCAGAGCCAGCCAGATAGAGGGCACACCCATCACGGTATTCGCGGAACTCCAGCCGCGTTCCGTTGCGGGATTCCTTCTTTCCCAACCGCTCGTTCGCTATCCGAACCAGCGTTTTCACCCGCTTACCCATATCACCTCTCCCCCATCGCGGCGCGGGCTATAACAACGTCTAAGTCTCTTTTGCTTCTGCCAATTACCAAAGACCCGCCACTCAAAACTTTGTGCGTGTTCCTACAATAAGGGCAAACTACGCTTACGAGTTCGCTCTCGCGGGCAAGGTTAGCAGCTAAATAGTCGCGCACCGATTTTACCCAACCTAGCGCCTCCCGCAACCGCTCGTTCTCGGCAATCAGCTCCGACACATCGGCTTCTGCGTTTTCCCATAAGTCCTTGTATTCGTGCTCGCACTTTTCGCCCAGGCGCTTCCTGTTTTCCTGATACCGCTTCCAATCAGTCATCTTCGCGAACTCCTCGTCGCGTAGCTTGCGCCGACCGTAGTCGTCGTCGCCAGGCCCGATAAGATATGAGTTCTGTAGATACTTAATCATCGTTATCATCTCCTTTGCCCCACCAGCGCGTCCAGTAGCTTGGTATCCCCAGTCTCCACCGCCTGCTCCAGCAGCGCCACCCACAGGGCTTGCCAGCCTTCGCGGAGTGTGTCGGCGAAAATAGGGTCGGACGGTAAATCGTCTTTGTGTGGCGGATAAGGCGTAAGAAATGCCACGTCCCATTTGCGCTTCTCTCGCCTGTATATCGCCGTCGGCGTTGAATTATCAGCCCGCACATCCGCAACCCGCGCCAGTGCTTTGTCGAAGTAGTCAGTCGGTCGCCGCATCACCCACCCAGCGACCTCCTCCACTATCGGCGTAAAAACCTCCCTGTTCGCAAAACGCTTCGCCAAACCAGGGTTCTCGTCCAGCACCTTCGTCAGCTTGTCGTGCAGGTCAGTCATCGTCCCCTCCTTGCGCCTGCGCGATGTAGTGACCCACCAATTTAGTCACGTTTGACTGGAAGATACCGTGCGTTACGCCAACGCCGTCTAGTGTGTCGCACGCCATCTCCAGCGCCCGCAGCGCGATGTCGAGGTCGTTGGCAAGATGCCTTGCTCCTGCCTCAATTATGGGCTGCGTAACGGGTAATTTCAGGTCGTTACGCACTGTGTCCACCAGCTTTAGCATCTCGTCAAGCGTCCTCATTGGTGTCTCCTTGTGCGCCACCCCAGATGGCTTCCCATCGTGCAAGAGCCTTCCTCACTTCCGCGTTAGTTTCCTCTAGCGTGAGCCGGATGCTTCTTAGGTCAGCCCGTATATCGTCCAGCGTTTCACTCATTCCTGCGCCTCCTCTATAGTCCAGTGTGACACCTCTGCCCATAAAACGTCAGCCAAGCTCATATAACGTTTCACTTTCCATAGGTAGATACTATCCGAGTCACCACCAATGGTAACCCTCAGCCGTAGACCATTGCCCTTTATATCAAACGTGAAAGCGTATTTGTAATAGCTAACGAACTCCGCATTACAACGGTAGTCATCCCATACCTGTTTCGCAATAGTTTCAAGCTCACTCATCGGCGTTCTCCTTTTCCAATTCCGCTTCCATTTCCTCACGTGTCAGCATACAGCGTTCGGCAGCCGCGTCCACTGTGCATTCGTCCAGCGCCACCAGTTGCACAACAGCGGCTATCAGTTCCCGCCGCAGAATGTGTATTGCAGTATGCAGATGTGGCACGCACGAGCAGTGCTTTTCGTCAAGGCACGGATGCAGCGAGTGGAACGCCGCCTCGCGCAGTTCGCGGTATTCCTGATACCAGTAAGCCGCTGCGTGCTTGGCTTGCGTGAGTTCAGAAAAGTTACTCATCGTCCACCTCCAGGCGGCACTCGCTTTCTAACCGCCACACTTCAACTTCGCCAAACCCAACGACAATGCGCGTGTCGCCCGTTTGAATGTCGCACTCTGGGCATTGAGAGAGATTTCTAACAGCCTTATCAATTAGCTTTTGCGTTGAAACATCATCCAAGCGAGTGGCAATCGTTAGGGCAAAGTCTTTCTTGTAGGTCGGCACTTTATACTTTTTACGTTTCATCGTCCACATCCTCCCACTTCACATTGCCGCCGAGGAAGCGCTCCAGTCGCCGGAGCAGGTTGCGGCGCTTGCCCGCTATGCCCGCTATGGATGGTGTCCCTAGCCCCAGTTCTAGAAGGCTGCGCTCCTTGCCACCGTATAGCTCTGCGATGAA